CATGGAACGGGGCTTAGTATATGGAGATAACCATGAAAGAAGTTACTTTCGTATATCGTGGCGTTGCTTACAAAAGAATAATCGGTTAAGCGATCTGGGAGGTGCAAGTCCTCCCTATTCAATTTGGCTTTTGCCCTCTGAGGAGGATACCATTAGCCGTCGACGGTGGGAATCAGACCACAAAGCGTGCAGTCTCACGTTAGACCAAATAAGACTGAAACAATTCTAGATCTAGGAACGACAATATATACCCTTACATTTTAAGTAAAAAATCATGGCACAACAGTCATCCGCTAACCCTACATCACTTACACGTCAGGGTCAGTTAAACTCAGCAAACGATGCCCGTGCACTTTACCTTAAATTGTTCAGTGGAGAAATGTTCAAAGGATTCCAGCACGAGACAATCGCTCGTGACATGGTAATGAAGAGAACATTGAAGAATGGAAAATCATTACAGTTCATCTACACAGGTAGAACAACTGCTGAGTTCCATACTCCAGGAAATTCAATTTTAGGAAACAGTGACGGCGCACCTCCAGTCGCAGAAAAAACAGTAACTTGCGACGACCTACTCATCTCTAGTGCATTCGTGTATGAATTAGATGAGACACTTGCACACTACGAATTACGTGGTGAGATCTCTAAGAAGATCGGCTACGCATTAGCAGAGAAGTATGACAGACTCATCTTCAGAGCAATCACTAAAGGTGCAAGACAAGCTTCTCCAGTATCAAAGTCTAACTTTGTAGAGCCCGGTGGAACACAGATCAGAGTTGGTACAACAACTAATGATTCTGATGCTTACACAGCAGGCAACCTAGTTAATGCTTTCTATGATGCAGCAGCAGCTATGGACGAAAAAGGAGTTTCTTCTTCAGGAAGATGCGCGGTGTTAAACCCACGTCAATACTACTCTTTGATCCAAGACATAGGTACAAACGGACTTATCAATAGAGACGTTCAAGGTACAGCATTACAAGGCGGAAACGGAATCGTTGAAATTGCAGGCATCAAGATCTACAAGTCAATGAATATACCTTTCTTAGCTAAGCATGGTGTAGCTTATGGCGGAACTACAGGTGAGACATCTCCTTCAAACCTAGGTTCACACGTTGGTACAGCAATGGCTGACGGAAGAAAGTCTGTAACAGGACTAAACAACAACTACGGTAACAGCACAGACTTTGCTAAATCTTGTGGATTAATTTTCCAGAAAGAAGCAGCAGCAGTTGTTGAAGCTATTGGACCACAGGTTCAGGTAACTTCAGGCGACGTTAGCGTGGTTTACCAAGGTGACGTAATCCTTGGAAGACTAGCTATGGGAGCAGATTTCCTTAACCCAGCAGCAGCCGTTGAACTATACGTTGGAGCAACAGCACCAACAGCGTTCGGTACTTCATACCCAGAGAACGGTTAATTTATTCTTTATACGGGAGCTTCGGCTCCCTTTTTTTTATGACTACTCAAATAGCAACCGATACCGAACTATCCGCAGTTAACTCTATATTGGGTAGCATAGGTCAATCACCTGTTACCACACTAGGTACAGTAACGACAGATGTTACTAACTCAGGACAAGAAATAGCAAACACATTTGCCAACCCACAGATTGCATTAATACATGGACTTCTAATGGAAGTTACTAAAGATGTGCAAAACGAAGGCTGGCATTTTAACAAAGAAGATCACGTATTAATATCTCCTGACTCTAATGGTCACTACATAATTCCTAATAACTATCTTAGATATGACGTACATGAAGGTTTGTATGATAGAAGCAAAGATGTAGTTAGAAAGGATGGTAAGTTATATGACAATGTTAATCATACATTTATATTTATTGGAGATTTATATTTTGACATAACATACTTACTAGCTTTCAACGATGTACCTCCAGCTATACAGAGATATATAATTGCCAGAGCATCCGTAAGAGCTGCGACTCAATTAGTTTCTAACGCTGATTTAGTTAAGTTACTTCAATTAGAAGAAGCGCAAACTAAAGCAACTGCATTAGAGTACGATTGTGAACAGGGAGACCATACTTTCTTTGGCTTCCCACATGAAAGTAATTATAGATCTTATCAACCTTACAAAGCACTTATTAGATAATGGCAACTATTACACAAACTATACCAAATTTAACTGGGGGTATATCACAACAACCTGACGAAAATAAAATTCCCGGACAGGTTAAAGACATGGTAAATGCTTTACCTGATGTAACCCAAGGACTAACAAAAAGACCGGCTGGGAAGTTTGTGGCATCTTTATCTGATGGTTCAAATAATTCCACAACTAACGGTAAGTGGTTTCACTACTATCGTGATGAGAATGAACAGTACATAGGACAGATAGCACGTGATGGTGTTGTAAGAATGTGGGATTGTTTGACTGGAGGTGAAAAAACCGTAGTTAATGCGATAGGAAATAACACATATTTAACTCATACAGGTGACGAAGATATACAGACACTAACTCTTAATGATTTTACTTATCTTAATAACAGATCCGTCGTTACTGAGATGGATACTACTACAGAACCTGACACAAATTTTAAAAAAGAAGTTTTTATTGAATTAAAAACTATATCTTATGCAAAACAATATGCGTTAAATGTTTTTGATAATACTAACACCTCAACAGTTACAACAGCTACACGTATAAACGTGACTCTTGTAAACTCAAGTAATAACTATTGTGATTCTGCTTTTAAAATGAGGACACATGCAACTAGAGGTAATAGCAATAATGCTAGATGTGGTACTCAAGCCGGAGATGGTAGAGATGCTTTTGCACCTAATGTAGGTACACGTATCTTTAGTGTTAGCACTGGTACTACTCTTACTGACGAGGGAGCTACTGGTGGAACTTTGGCTAGTGGTAGTCAGTCAGACACTAACTATAGTTACACAGTTAACATATTTAATGCATCAAACCAAGGCAGTCAAACTGGTAGGAAAAATTTATACTTTCGTATAGCTACAACAGGTCAGTCAGTACCTTACACAGAAGGATCTGGAAGTGATCAGACAACTACATATCAAGCTAGATACACAACCCAATATGATTTACTTCATGGTGGAGAAGGTTGGTTAACAGGTGACTACTTTTATGTATTTATGAAAGATGCTTATTACAAAGTAACAATAGAAGCATCTAGTGAATCTATCGTACAAGCAAACCTTGGTTTAGTAAGACCACAACCAACACCTTTTGATACTGAAACTACTATTACTGCTGAAAGTATTCTTGGAGATATTAGAACACAGTTAATAGCTGGTGGAAATTTTTCTAATTCAGATATAACAACTATTGGTACAGGACTACATATAAAACGTAGTTCTATATTCAACGCCTCTACGCCCGTAGGACAGCTCTTAAACGTCGTAGCTAGTAAAGTTAATGATGTAGGTGATTTACCCTCTCAGTGCAAGCACGGGATGGTTGTAGAGGTTGTTAATAGTGTTGCAGAAGAAGATAATCATTACGTTAAATTTTTTGGTAATAATGATAAAGATGGTGAGGGTACATGGGAAGAATGTGCTAAGCCGGGTAGAAAAATAAGATTAAAATATTCTAAAATGCCAGTGCTTCTTATAAGAACTGCTGACAGTAATTTTAGATTAACTGAACTTAATGGATCTACCTATACTATTTCTGGTACAACTTATTCTGTTCCTCAATGGGATGATGCTATAGTTGGTGATGAAGTTACTAACCCAGAGCCTTCATTTATAGGTAACACTATAAGTAAATTATTATTTTTTAGAAATAGATTTGCAATACTTGCTGATGAATTTATAGTTATGTCTCGTCCCGGAGACTTTACTAACTTCTTTGCTAAGTCAGCTATACAACTTATAGCTAGTGATCCAATAGACATAGCAGCTAGTTCAGAATATCCAGCAATTTTATTTGATGGGATACAAGTAAACACAGGTTTATTATTATTTTCTAAAAACCAACAATTCATGCTCACTACAGATAGTGACGTGTTCAGCCCTACTACAGCTAAAATCAATGCTCTTTCTACTTACAACTTTAACTTTGCAACTAACCCTATCTCTCTTGGTACTACAGTAGGCTTCTTAGATAATGCCGGTAAGTTTTCAAGATTTTTTGAGATGGCACAGGTACAAAGAGAAGGTGAACCTCAAGTAATTGAACAAAGTGCGGTAGTTCCTAAATTATTTGAACAAGATTTAAAACTTATATCTAACTCCAGAGAAAATGATATCGTTCTTTTTAGTGAAGAGGGTACATCTACTCTGTATGGATATAGATACTTTGACCAAATAGAAGACAGAAAATTAGCAGCTTGGTTTAAGTGGACATTGACAGGAACTATTCAATACCATTGTATGCAAGATGATAGTTTATTTGTAGTTGTACGGAACAACAACAAAGATCAATTACTTAAATATAGTATTAAAATGGATTCTAATACTTTTGCTATTGCAGAAAATAGAGTACACTTAGATCATTTGATGTCAGTAACAACAGCATCCAACACTTACAATGCTACAACTAAGAAGACAACATTTCCTAAACCAACTGGTATAGAAAGTACAAATCAACTAGCAGCTTATGATGTTGATTCTGGCACTGAATTAGGTAGATATGGATTGATAACTATTAATGGTAGTAACTTAGAAATAGATGGTAACTGGTCTAGTCAAACATTTTTGATTGGTCATCAGTTTACCATGGAAGTTAAACTACCAACTCTGTATTACTTAACTCAATCTGGTGCAAACTGGAGAGCTGATACTAGAGCTAATACAATACTACATAGAGTAAAGTTTGGTTTTGGTCCAATAGGTATATATGAAACTACATTAAGTAGAACTGGAAGAACTGACTATACAGAAGTATTTGAAGTAACTGGTGCTGACCAGTACAAAGCCAATGCACAAGCTATGGTTAATGATAATATTATAAGAACAGTTCCTATCTATGACAGAAATATAGATGCAGCATTAACACTTAAATCTACACACCCAGCTCCAGCTACAGTTCACAACATGACATGGGAAGGAGTTTATACAAACAATAATTACGAGCGTGTCTAAATACATTCACCCAGCAACATTAGAGGCTACACTTCGTGTGGCTTCTAATTTATTACCCGATGACTATAGAGAAGTCACAGAAGGTCATGGACATGACCCTCTAAACGCATTAATCGTAGGATTTCATAACTGCGATTCAGTTTACTTTGAGGTACCTAACGGAGAGTTGGCAGGCATGGCAGGCGTCCATAGTAATGGACAGATCTGGATGTTATGTACACCAGCTATCTACGACTATCCCCATACCTTTGCTAGAGAAGCTAAAAGGTATATCCGATCCAGAAAAGAAAAGTTACTGTGGAACATTGTTGACGAAAGAAACAAAGTCCATATCAAGTTACTTAGGTTTTTAGGTTTTAAATTTTTAAGGAAATTAAACCACGGACCAAACAATTTATCCTTTATAGAATTTTGCCATGTGCGATCCAGCAGTAGGTAGTTTTGCCTCTGGTGCTCTTGGTGCTATAGGTGATGCCCAAGCAGCGAGTCAACGAAACAAAGCAGCTCAACGACAGTATGAGCACAAATTAAAAATAAGAGAAAGAAAGTGGATGATGGACACATCTTTGTTTAAGACAAAGGTTGTTCAATTCGACAAAAGTATTAGTGAAGCTAATCTTGCAGCTCAACGAGCTTATACGCAATCACAGATTAACTTAAATAATGTAAGAACTAAAGCTCTAATGGACCATCAAATAGACTTTAAGAATATGCTTGAAGCTGAAGGTATGTTAGAAGCATCAGCAGCAGAAAGAGGTGTTAGAGGAAAGTCTGTATTCAGAGCTTTAAATATGAACCTTGCTAAAATGGGCATGGCTAACTCTGCACGTAGTAGAGCTTTAACGCAATCTCAGTATGCTTATGATTTAGGAAATCAACAGATAAGAAACAAATTAATAGGAGACAAGAATAGTGCGTGGAATAAAGTATCTATTCAGCTAGTACCTGATATGGCACCACCACAACCAGTCAAAGAAAACGTAGGTTTTGGTCTAGTCACAGGAATAGCCGGAGCAGCATTTGGTGCAGGATTCGGTCAAGATTCTAGTAAAATTAGTGATGGTGAGTTATGACACAAAGCGGATATTCATTTACACCGGGACAATACGACCCGGTAACACAAACGGACATAGTTCCAGAACAGGAAAAAAGTAATCAACGGATTTTAGAATCTGAAGAGAGATACTTTAATGAGATGAGAGATAGAGATGATGCTTTAGTTGAAAAGACTAAATCTCAATGGGAATCTCTTGGACAACTATCATCTAAGGTTAATGATTTTATTAAACAAAAATCAGAAAAAGATAAGAAAGAAGCATTAGCTAGGGGTTCCTACCTAGCTCTAATTAACCCAGCTAGTAAAGAACAGATACAGGCATTAGTTAATCAAGAAAAAGGAATGATGGACTCACATTTAAAAGTGAGTAAAATAGCAGACCAAATACTTGAAGATACTGGTGACTTTGAGCTTTCAGAACAATTCAGAAATTTATCTGGATGGGAACAGTATGCTTATGTTAAAGCTAGTCTTACAAAGTCAGCTAGAGGTTATACTGATTTTAAAAATGAAGCAAGAAACACTACATTTATAGAAGATAAAAATACTGGAGAAAAAATTGGTTACAATAATAATCCAGATGCTTCTCAGTTAAGAGCATTAGATGCTAAAGTAAGGTTTTCATTTTCTGAACAATTTATTGGTGTTAACGAAAATCTTTTAGCAGCTACTGTTGGTCCTGAAATAATGAAGATTGACGAAGCTGAGTATGAAGAGGCTAGAAAAGAAAGGAATGAAAGAGCTAAAGATTTCAAACTTCAACAACAAGAAAATGCTATCTTAGATAACATTGGAGATAACCCAGAACTTTCAAGAGAATATGCTGATAATTGGGTTAAAATGAATACAGGTTTGTATGGTGGTGTATCTAACGCAAGATTGGCTTTTCGTAAGAAAGTAATTGATGCAATTTCAGATGGAAACCTTAGTTCAGTTAATGCTGAAGCTATGGTTAAAGCACTAGCATTTCATAGTGGTGATAAGAAAAATGTTAATTTAGAACACTACAAAGAGTTCAAAGGTTTTGAACAAGAGATTAGAGAAGCTAATGCTAAGTACAGATCGAAAAAATTAGACACTGATAAATTTGCAGTAGAAGCTAACGCTGAAAAACTTCGTGAAGAAATTGAAAAAAGTGGTAATGTATTAACTATTGACCAAAAAAAAGCTTATTTAAAACAACGTGAAATAGATTTTCCAGACATACCTTTTACTGATGATGAGCAGTTCATTCTTTATGGTTATAGAGATGATGCTACTATGAGAGATATTCTTAATCAGAAAGCTGTAACATTTGGAGGAGTTACTGAATTAGATTTAAAACAAGCAAGTCCTACAATTAGAACAGAATTTGCAAATAGATTAATACCTGACGGTAATCAACAACTTATTTCTATTAACTCGTTAGGCACTGAAGATAAAAAATTTGTAACAGATATGGTTGCAAACAGTGCTAAAAGTACTGGATCTTTAGAAGCTAAAAATATTCAATACTATGCACTCTTAGCTGCAACTGAAAAAACTTACACAATAACCTACAATGATACTATTGCAGCAGGATATAGCCCTGCTGAAGCTACAGAAGCAGCTCGCAAAGCTATTCTTGCTGATCATGAAAATGACGATTGGGTGACTGCTAATTCAGAGTACCAAACTTTTTCCAGAAGTGATGAGTACGAAAAAAAATTAGTTGCTGCAAAATTACAGCTAAGACCTGAAGATGCAGGATATGCAACTACACTTGTTGAAGCACCTATTGCACAGAAAAAAGAACTTACAACTTGGGCTAAGAATGGTGGTAAAGGACCAGTTCCTTTTTACTACCAAAAACTAGCCTCTGACGCTAACATTCTTCCTAGAGAGTTAGCTTGGAGACAAGCTGAAATATTAGGTTATCCCGGACAATGGGATCAAAATGAAGAGATTAAGAAATTTGAAGTACCATTATCTATGGTTCATATGTTTCTTAATAAACCTACAAAAAATAAAAAAGCAAGACTAGAAATAGAAGCTCCCGGATACGTAAATGGTGTTTATAATCCAAGCGAATATTACGGGACAACTGAAGTACACCCCTATGAAGACGACGAAGACATTGATTAATGAGTAACTGCGGTCTCATTTAAATCTTTATCTTTAATTATTACTGCGGTAAAACATGGATGAAATTGAACTAACACTAGAAGCTCCTACACCAACGGAGCCTATATCAAATGAGGAATCTGCTAAACAAGCAGAGGAAGCACAAAAACAATTAGACTATAGAAGACAACAAGAAGCTGAAAGACTTCAACAACAAGAGGTAAATGAAAACGCTGCACTTCAAAAGAAAAGCGAAATTGAAGACACTAGAAATAAAGAAAACTGGGGTGTAGGTGAATACACTAAAGAACTGTTTTCTGCATTAGGTGGTGGTCTTCAAGACACTGCCTCCTCTCTCATAACCCTTCCTGAAAGGCTTATAGATATGGCTACCGGTGAAATGGGTAGAGAGAATAAAGAAGGTGGATACAAACCTGAATGGGATGATTTCTTTGTTAATGATGAAAACCCTATAGAAACTAAAACATGGTGGGGTGGAGCACTTAGAGGCTTAACACACTATGGAACTTTAGCTGCTGTACCTCTTGGAAAAATTGGAGCAATAGGTAAATTAGGTAAACTAGGTAAATCAGTAGTGCCTGCTGTTATCAAAGCTCCAGTAGGAAAAGCATTAGCTGCAAAAGGTCTTAAAGGAGCACTAGCTAGAGGAGCTGTAAGTGGTGCAAAGGTAGACGCACTATCTAGATATTCACAAGACACTAACGCTCTTGGTGTATTAGAAAGTCATTTTACAGGATTAAATATCCCACTTGCTACTAAAGAACATGACCATCCTATGATGAAGACATTTAAAAATGTTGTAGAAGGTATGGGTTTAGGTATTTTATCTGACACTGTTTTATTTTCTTTAGGAGTTGGGTTTAAAAAAACAAAGGGTGCTGTAACAGGAAAGTTTAAGGGTAGCGGTGCTACACCTGAAGCAACTGTTGTTGACAGTATGAAACAAAGTAGAGAAACACAAAGACTTAAAACAGCTAAAATACAATCTAATGGAAGTAAAGTTGACCAAGCAAGATTAAAACAAATCAATCAAGAACTTGGTGGTAATCCATTTGATGCAGAATTAAAAACAGTAACTGAGCAGAGAGCTGTATTAAAAAAACAAAAGAAAGCTTTAGTTGCTAATCTTGATCCTGATGATGTAAAATCAAAAGAACAGATTTCTCAATTAACTGCTACAATTAAAGAAGCTAATAAACGAGCAAAAGCTGCAAGATTAAAAAGCAATAAGTGGACACCTAAGAATGCTGATGAAACTTTAATAAAAGAACGTGACGAAATAGTTGCAAGAATAGAAGAAGGTAAAAGTAAATTTGGTGCTTATAAGAACCCTGACTTAGCTGACAAACATCAAGGTAATGCTAATGCAACTGAAGATTTATATAACGTAAATGAATCTCGTAAGATGCAAAAGAATTTAGGTGGAGCAGAGGATGGATCTATTGGAACTGTTGTAAGTGTCAATGGTAGAAAAAACATTGCTGCGTCTTCTAAGATGACTTGGGACGAAATTACAAAGATAGAGAAAGCTTTTAAATCAAATGAGTTAATTAGACAAGATATATCTAAAGCCAGATCAAGAGGTTTAACTACAGACCAGTATTATGCTGAAAACATTTCTCTTTACAAAGAAATGGTTGAAGGTCGTAATACTTCTAACATGACAGTAGAAGAGTTTCTAGCTCCTGCTAAAGCAAGAGGTCTTGACCAAAGAGTAGTTGATGGAGAAATAGTTTATGCAAACGTATTACCATCCACTGCCAACGCTTTAGATTTAGTAGCTGGAGACTTATTAAGAAAGTTAAGAGATACCGGGATAATGAGTAGAGAGATCGAAGACATTTTTAATTTAAAAGATGTTGATGGTCCTATACAAACTATGGTAGAACAGCTTATTGGTGTTATACGTACAACCAAAATGGCTAGATATGCTGCTGGTAGAGGTCTTAAAGACTTTGATAACATTGCAATCAGAAAAGAAATGTTTGCTGATGTTGATAAGCAAGTCAAAGAACATGTTAAATCTTTACAATTAGCTGTTCAGTTAGCTGGTAAAACAGGTGACGATAGTCTTCTTAATGGTATTAGAGAAATGATTTCTCAAGCTAACCATCCATCTGATGTAGAATCATTAATGACATTTCTACGTACTAAGATGCGTGGTGGAGAACTAAACGGAACTAAGAAAACAGGTGAGCTAGTTAGACAGTTAGGAATGGTAATGACTAATAGTGTTTTATCTGGACCTAAAACTCCAGTGCGAGCTATTATGGGTACATCCAGTGCAGTCTTTTTAAGACCTATGGCACAGATGTCTGGAGCTGCATTGACTGGAAATGGAAAAGTCTATAGAGAAGCACTAGCTGATGTAAATGGTATGATACAATCTATACCAGAATCTTTTAAATTATTTAAAAGTAAGCTTAATAGTTACTGGTCAGGAGACATAGCAGATATAAAAACACGTTTTGCTGAAGTTACTACTGGCGATAGTAACTGGGAAGCTATGAAGTATATGATTGAAAAAGAAGGTACAGATGCAGATAAAGGTGTGTTCTTCATGGCTAATATGGCTAGAGCTGCTAATGATAATAAGTTTCTTACTTATTCCACTAAAATTATGGCAGCTACTGACGACGCCTTTGGTTATATTTTAGGTAGAGGTAGATTGAGAGCTAAAGCATACAGAAAAGTTTTAGCAGAAGCTGGTGGAGAGTTTGGTGAAGTAACACCTGATATGGTAGCTAAAGCTGAAGGTTCATTTGTTGATGAAATATTTGATGCAGAAGGTGGTTTAAGAGATGAATATATTAAAGGAGCAAAAAGAGAAGCTACTTTAACTCAAGACTTAAATGGTTTTGCAAAAGGATTAAACACAGTATTTGAAAATCAGCCTTGGGCTAGACCTTTCTTCTTATTTGCTAGAACAGGTGTAAACGGTTTAAACTTAACAGCTAAACATACTCCCGGATTTAACTTTTTAGTTGACGAATGGAATGACATTGCATTTGCTAAACCCGGAGACTTTTCTAAAATAAGTAAATATGGTATAGAAACTGCTGAAGATTTAGCTAATGCTAGAGCTATCCAAAATGGTAGACTAGCTATGGGATCTGCTGTCATATTTATGGCTGGTCAAAAGTTCTTAAGTGGTGAGTTACATGGTAACGGTCCTGCTGACAGACAGAAAAGACAGACATGGCAAGATGCTGGTTGGAGACCTAGAACTATTAAAGTTGGTGATGCTTGGGTTAGCTATGATGCTTTTGAACCATTTAACCAAGTACTTGCAATTATGGGAGATATTGGAGATCATCAGGAATTGATGGGTGAAGAGTGGGCTACAGATAACTTTCAAAAATTATCTTTAGTTATTGCTCAAGGTATTACCAGTAAATCTTATATGGCTGGACTACAACAGTTTATTGAATTGTTTTCAGGTAGACCCGGACAAATACAGAGAATGGTTGCTCAGTTAGGAAACAACACTTTACCTTTAAGTAGTCTAAGAAATGAGTTAGGTAAAATATTAACTCCATATACAAGAGAGTTAGGTTCTGATATTGATGATTCTATTAGAAATAGAAACTTAATAACTGAAAGTCTTGCGTCTAATCCTTTACCAATTAAATATGATATGTTAACTGGTAGACCAATTAAGGACCATGATTTTATAACAAGAATGTTTAATGCTTTTTCTCCTGTTCAATTAAATATGGATTATTCTCCCGGAAGAAAACTTTTATTTGATAGTGGGTATGATTTAAGAACATCTACTTACTATGCTCCTGATGGAACTAATTTAAGTCAAACTCCTAGACTAAGATCCTTATATCAAAAAGCGATTGGAGATCAACAGATAATTCTTAAATTAGATAAATTAGCTACAAATCCTGGGATTTTAGAATCTATAGAAGAAATGAATTATAACCGTGATAACGGTATGAAACATATTGATCCTAAAAAATATGCACATAATATTAAAATTAAACGTATTTTTGAAAGAGCTAAAGAAATAGCTTGGAACAGAATAAAAAATGATCCAGAGATTCAAAAGTTAATTCAAGAAGAAAGAAAGAAAGAATTACAAGGAATACAAGTAAATAGACAAAGTGTTAAAACAATAACTAATATAAGGAAATAATTCACCGCCAAACAATTAAATTAAATTAAAATGGCAACATTTACCGACAATGGTGGAGGTGCACCCAATGGTTCCGATCTGGAATTTACGTACACCTTCCCAGTCATACAAACTGAAGATGTAAAAGTTTCTCTTAACGGAGTAACACAAGCGACAACTAAATATGCTGTTGACAATGTCAGCAACCCTACAAAAATAACTTTCAACAATACCAGTGTAGACAGCTCTGTACAAGAGACTTCTGGAGCACCTAAGTCTGGTGTACGTGTTAGAGTTTATAGAGAAACAACTGTTGGTAAGACAAGTGGTGACGATGATCCTAAAGCTGTATATGCAGCCGGTTCTTCTATCCGTGCTATAGACTTAAATGCCAACACAGAGCAAGCATTATATGCAATTCACGAGTTACAAACTCGTCCTGTCGAAACAGAAAATATACAAGCTGATGCTATTACAAATGCAAAGATAGCTGATAATTCTGTTGATTCTGAGCATTATGTTGATGGTTCTATAGATCTTGTACACATGTCAGCAAACTCAGTTGACAGTGATCAATATGTAGATGGTTCTATAGACTTAGTACATATGTCAGCTAACTCAGTAGATAGCGACCAATATGTTGATGGTTCTATAGATCTAATTCATATGTCACCAAACTCTGTAGACAGCGATCAATATGTAGACGGATCAATAGACCTTGCTCATATGTCTGCTAATTCTGTAGACAGCGATCAGTATGTAGATGGGTCTATAGATCTTGTTCACATGTCTGCTAACTCAGTGGATAGTGACCAGTATGTAGATGGCTCTATTGACAGAGTACACCTAGAAGCTGACATTATAGATAGTACAAAAATAGAAGATGATGCTGTAAGAGCTGAACATATACAAGCTAATTCTGTTAGTGATTCTGAAATAGTGTCAGGAACTTTAGATAATAGATATTACACTGAAACAGAACTAGATGCTGGTCAACTAGATAACAGATACTTTACTGAAACTGAACTCACCTCTGGTGGTTTAATTGATAGTAGATATTACACCGAAGCAGAGCTTAACGGTGGTCAATTAAATGATCAGTATTTCCAAGAGTCAGAACTTACAGGTGGTGCTTTAGATGGTAGATACTATACCGAAACTGAACTAGATGCTGGACAACTAGACAACAGATATTACACAGAGACTGAATTAAATGCTGGACAACTAGACAACAGATACTACACAGAAACGGAAGCTGAAGCTTTATTCCTTAGACAGGATTCTTCAGAAACTATTGCTAGTGGAGTTACATGGTCTAACGCAGATGACAAAGTAGCTACAACTGCTGCTATCAATGCAAGAATTATTGACCTTGTTGATGATATAGGTGGTTTCACCGTTATTGATAACGAGACAAGTTTTCCAAATACCAACCCTCAAGGTGGTACTGGACAAGCGGCAATAATGAGTATTGGTGCTTTGACTCAGGCGTACACACCTAGTGGCACTACTGTAACTATTGCTAACGGAACAGTTGGCAATAGCACAGTAACTATTACTGGAGTCCCTTCTGTATTACCTATAGGATTTGGAATATTAGTTGAATCCACATCAACACTTAATACATATACTTTTCACAGATTAGTTCCTAAAGCTACTGAGGTTTCAACAGTTGCTGGAAGTATTACCAACATTAATGCATGTGGTAATAACTTAACTGATATTGAAAACTTTGCTGATTTATATCAGATATCAACTTCAGCTCCAACACAAAGAGCTGACGGAGGTTCACTAACAA